GGACAAAAAACATTGCAAAAGAAAGCTTCGGCGTTAGATAGAATCAACGTAAGACGTCTATTAATTGCTGCGAAGAAGTTTATTGCTAGTACAAGTAAATTCTTAGTATTTGAACAAAATACAGCTGCTACTCGTAACAGATTCTTAAGCATTGTTAATCCATATTTTGAATCGGTACAACAACGTCAAGGTTTATATGCTTTCCGTGTTGTATGTGATGAGACAAACAATACTCCAGCAGTAGTAGATAGAAATGAGTTAAGAGGACAAATTTTCTTACAACCTGCTAAGACAGCTGAATTTATCATTATTGATTTCAACGTATTACCGACAGGTGCTACATTCCCAGGTTAATCTAACTTAACAATTATATAAAGTGCCTCTACTACGGTAGGGGCATTTTTTATGTACTTTACTGAAGGAAATGGGTAGTTGATTGAAAAGCGTACGTTTTTCTTGTTTTTACGGTTAAAAGTCCCTATCTTTATATTTATATAAAAAGAAATAGTATGAAATTAGCTAACATTCTTAAAGAAGACGCGAAGTCGGATATAATGGCTAAATTACAACGTATGCCGTTATGGAAAAAGTACGAAATGACATTTGATATACCAGGCTGGGTTCGTCCAAATAAAATGGTAATTGGTACAACAAAAGATGGTCGTAAAACGTATTCTATAGCAATTGCCGTTACAAAGGCTCCGTCATATGATTGGCAGCAACAAAAATCAGTAAAATTAATACAGAAGTATTTTCCGGAATTTGAAGTAATTGGTAAACACGGAACATTAGGTGGAGTTGAAGGAATGGGCGCCGGAGTAAGAACATATACATTCGTATCGAAAGCATAATATTATGAAATTAAAAGATTTATTAAAAGAAGCTGTTAATCCAGCCGCCGGCATGACTAAAGAAGATATCAAATCTAAATTAGAACGTATGCCTTTATTCAAAAAAGCTGATTTGCAGATAGAGGATAAAATTAGAATATATACGAATCGTACTAATGGCAAGAAAAAATATATAGTTTTCATATCATATCCAATTTCAAAAGAAATGCCATATAATACTTCAACATCTGGTAAAGACAGTGGCGGAGAAATTATTAACAAAGCTATTAAGCGAGCATTGGGTAGAGAATACGACGTTGATTATAGTTTTATACTACAAAAACGCGGTCAATATAGTGGACCACATTCTGCAGACGGTAAACGTATTACAGTTGAATTTACATTACAAGACAAAGATTATTACAAAAAATAATATACAACAATACGGGGACTAAAGAAATTTAGTCCTTTTATACTGTAATTACGAATTGTATATATTTATATAAAAGATTAAGGAGAATATACAATGGCAGAATTATTAGACCCAACCGAAATATTTTTTACCGCGTTTGAACCTAAGACTGCGAATAGATTTATTATGTATATAGAGGGTATTCCTTCATACATCATTAAAGCTGCAAACCGTCCTAGCATTGACCAAGGTGAAATGATATTAGACCACATTAACATCGAAAGAAAGTTAAAAGGTAAATCACGTTGGCAAGATGTTACTATTACATTATATGACCCAGTTGTACCATCTGGTGCACAAGCAGTAATGGAATGGGTACGTTTACATCACGAATCAGTAACCGGACGTGACGGTTATTCAGACTTTTATAAGAAAGATATCACATTCAACGCTTTAGGACCTGTAGGTGATAAAGTAGAAGAATGGACTTTAAAAGGTGCATTTATCAGTTCAGCGACATTCGGTGACTTTGACTGGAGTACAGAAGACCCAGTACAAATCGAATTGACATTGAAATATGATTACGCAATCTTACAGTTCTAATTAGAATTGTATTACGTAAAAGGGAGTGAATCTATGGTTAAGTGTAATAATAGCAAGGGTCTGCTAGAACAAGACCCATTCGTTCCGGTGGAAGATAAAAATAGGTTTTATTACATGCTACAAGGCATGCAAAGCAACAGATGGAAAATTACAGGTATAGTTTTATTCCTTTTCTTTTTCATTATATTTGGTATTAACATGGCAATCTTCTTTCAAGTTAGTATAGAAGAAAGCTGGAAAGAAATGTTACTTATATTATTTGGAGCCTTTGTAGGTAATCTAAATAAAGTAGTTGATTATTGGTTCAATTCAGAAGACCGTGATAAAATGTTAATTCAAAAGGTAGATGAGGAAGATGGTACATCGTTATCAAATGTAGTTAATCCTGACTCGGAACGTAATAACTAATAATCGTATGAAATTAAAAGAAACACTACGCAGTATTATACGCGAAGAAATTACGAAAGTAATGAATGAGGCTAAAGCTAGTTTGCATGAATTCGAAATTCGAAGATTGGCCCCCGGCGAAAGTGCACGTGAATACAATTCAAAATTACAACCTAACTCAGCTTTTAGAAAACAACTTTCAGCTGCGGATAGATCGGACCTGGCAATTTCAACTAGAAATAATGTAAAGCAGATAAACACGATACTAAAGCCTTATAATCTAGCTATAAAAGCGAAGAGTAACTCTACGGACCAAGTAAGTGGAGTGTTTTTAGACCCGAAAATGAAATGGGAAGATACATGGGCTTTACGTTTATCGAATGTAGTAAAGTATCTTAAAGGAGAAAAGGTAAAATCTCCGTTTAACTACGTTACAGATGCTCAAATGCAGAAAAATTTCGATACATTTTTTGACAGGATTTCAACTGCCGACAAAAAGAAAATTATTAATATCTTAAAATAAAGTATAAAAATAAAAAATAACGCATTAGGAATTCAACAAAAAAGTCTTTATATTCAACGTATAAAGGCTTTTTTTATGGCTTTAGATATTTATTAATATAAAGAGTTACGGAGACAAAAAATGAATACATTAAACACTGAATATCCTAAAAAGGAATTAACTAACGAAGAGTTAGCACAATTAGCAGCTGCGAAGTACGAACAAACAAATGCAGATGCTCCAATCAAATCAAATTATCAATTCCCGACAGAGATTATTGAATTGCCTAGTCAAGGACATTTTTATCCTGTTGACAGTCCATTAGCTACTGGTCGAGTAGAAATGAAATATATGACTGCTAAGGAAGAAGATATTTTAACTACACAATCATATATTAAACAAGGCGTTGTAATTGATAAACTATTACAATCATTAGTAATTGGTAACGGCGAAGGAAAGCGTGTTAATATTAATGAATTGCTTATAGGTGATAAAAATGCGTTGGTAATTGCTGCTCGTGTATTAGGTTACGGTAAAGATTATGAGATTGAAGTAACAACTCCGTCTGGTAATAAACAAAAAGAAACAATCGATTTAACTCAATTTGAAGCTAAAGAAATAGATTTTAGTTTAACTGCAAAAGGAACTAATAGATTTTCATTCCAATTACCAGCATCTAAACGTACAGTAGAAGTAAAACTTTTAACACAAAAAGATACAGATGCTATCGAAACCGAAATGAAATCTTTAAAGAAGAATAAAATCGGTTCTGGTACAGATACAATATTATCAACTACGATGATACATACTATAGTATCAGTAGATGGCGATGAAAGTCAGTCCGCAATTCGTGGGTTCGTAAATAATATGTTAGCTATCGATTCACGTGCATTACGTAGTTTTATTAATTCAATTAAACCTGATATTGATTTAACATGTAATTTAGTAGACAATGAAACGGATGAACCGTTCACAATTACATTACCTCTAAGCGTTAACTTTTTTTGGCCTGGGGCCTAACTATAGGCCCATTCTGCACGGAAACATCTTCGACTTAATATATTATGGTCGGGGTGGTTTCACATGGAGCGACGTATATAACATGCCAGTGTTTATGCGTACATTTTACTTAAAGTCAATTGAGAAAGCTGTTAAAGCTAAAAATGAAGCAGAAGCAAAAGCCGCTAAGAAAGCTAACTCACGCATTAAACGTCCAGGTAAATCTCGTTAACAAATATTTATATTAAAGGTACGTGATAATGAAGTCTAAACAAACTATTTCTGAATCGTTTTATATGAAACTAGCTAAACTATTGCTAGGTCCTAAATACAGACCTGCGCTAGAAAAATATGAATCTGATTTTAAGAACGATGCTGAATTTAAAGTATTATTAGATGACATGAGTAAGAAGCAGCAAGAGTTAGAAGACATGGTTAAAAACCATTGCAAGCG